ACTTTCTTTCCGGTGGCTACAGTAGGAATCACGATCTTGATCTGCAAATTGGTATCCTGAACAAACCAGACACCAGCCGTCAAGACATCCGTTGCAGCAACAATGGTCAGGCTTGCAGAGGCTTCGGTTCCGTCGAATTGATCCCCGAGCGTACAGGTCCAATCGGCAAGACCATCGATATAGGCTACCAATTCTGTAAGGGTGTCATAGGCAGCAGCGGCTATGTTGATGTCGTATAGTTTTGTTAAGGCTGGAGCACAAAGCTCTAACGTATTGGCCTTAACTTCAGCCGTAGCCGTTACCTGCGCACCTACATAAGTAATCTTGATGGAATTTTTGTTCCAAGATTGATACTGAGCCTTTTTCTCTGTTCGATAATGGTACACCTGCTCATTTACTAATTGCTCATTTTTCACAATATTTCACCTCATAGAAAAAGGGGGGGGGCTATAAAACCCCTCCCCCTTGTGATTTTATGGCATAACCACTCAATTGCGTGGTTTCCTCACTCAATTTATGCCGGTACTCCATGACCAGAACCAATCTGCCTTCTGGCGGAGGCGAATAAGGTCTGGAAACCGATCGTATTGGACATTACAATCTCGGTCCACTGCCCGTTGATGATTTTATCCGTCTCTGTTAAATCGGTTCCGACTTCACGATACCCGATCATGGCATATCGTTTATCAATCCCGACCAATGTGAGAGCAGTAATGGTGCCATTATGAACAACAAAACGAATATTATCGCCCAATGGATTATTGACAATCACTGGTGTTCCGCCCAAACCCCCCTTGTTAATGAGGTTGTTCAACCAAACCGGAATCGTGGTTGGACTTGCAATTAAGACCGCATCGAGAATATCTGACGCATTGCCGATAATCGTAGTGCATTGACCAGGGTAGAAAATTCCCAGCCAGGTCAAGTATGCCTTTAGACCCATATCTGCAAATGTAGTTGCATCACCACCCTGATAGTCATCAAGATGGGTATGGGTAATTGCCCCACCAGAAGCATGACCAGAACCGTCACCAAGTAGTAATGCACTAACAGCCATTTCAACTTCGTCAAGGCGGGTCTGTAACACGATTCGGCCAATAAGGGTCTGAACGAGAGGAAGGCTGGCCCTTCTCATAAATTCATAAGAAGCCTTGATCCGAATACCGAACTTCCTCAGCGTAGTAGCTTTCTCTGTCCAGGTAATTGTCGTGGTCGGGAACCCATCCATTTCTCCAACCCTTCCCTGCGTTCTCTGGGCCTGTGTATCGTCAATATAGATGGAACGAAGCACTGCGCTGTCGCTGATCGTTTCCATTCTCGCAACGAGTTCACCGAGAATATCGGTTTCATCCATCAGGGCCACTCTCGCCATTCTGTTGATGACTTCAGGAAAAAGAATGGTTGTTGGAGCCTGATTGCTCTGGAAAAAATAATCAACCTTGGTTGCGGGAATACCAGCCGAGGGGTCATCAACAAGTCTGATCCCATATCGCTGCAACTGCTTCTCGAAAGCATCGAGCTTATCCCCTGGGCCAGAATTGGTCATACTGTCCAAATACTGCGAAAAAGTCATGCCCTTATCAATGGCATGTTCGTACATTCTGCGATCTAAGGTTATATCTTTTGGATCATATTTGGTGATCTCAACATCACTCATGGAAATGCCTCCTTAAATTTTAGTTAATAAAAAAGCCATCCCGAATAGCCAGGGATGGCCTGAAAGTTGTGACCGATTATCATCCTCTATGGTTTAGAGTAAAAACGTCACAGTATGGGCTACTGTATCAACTGCCAGAATTCTGTATAGCGGTATTCCCGCAGCTTCAGTGGCTGCCTTCACGGTATTGAATGTGGTTTTCCCAACCTGAAGGGATGCATAACCACTTCCATCTGTCACCGTTGGGGCATGGTCCTGATCGTATTCGTGAATAGCTATACCATCGACCTGAACGGATGCCAGGCCATCTGCCGCATCAATCACCCGAACTATACCAAAAAAATTGGTATCTTCAGTAGTTGTAAGAACAACAGTGCCATTGGCAGAGATTTTGACCAACTTATTTTCATCAGTACCTTTAACCAAAGCACTGGCAAAGGGAACTAACTCCCCAACCTTGAGTCCAGTATAATTAATCGATCGCGCTGCCATAATCTTTATTCCTCCTTAATTCTTTTTGAATTTATACAATGAGGGATTATCATTGGAACCCTCATTGAGTCGTTCCTTGATAACCATAGTTTTTGTCTCGGTCTGTTTTCCAACCGGAATAGACTGAGCCAACTGTTTCTCAAGCCCATCAATCTTGAGCTTTAAATCCTCTACCGAAAGGGCATCCATCTCCTTGTTGAAAATCTCTGGATTGTGACTCATGCCGTTAATCTGGATAGACAACTTCGAACATTTCTCCTTCAGGTCACTGACATAAGAATCGGCAACGGTTATGTACTCATCCCACTCTACTTTCAAATCCTCAATTTCCTGAATAGCCACTTCCAGTTTCTGTTTAAGATCCTGCTTTTCCATTTCCGATAAAGACAGACTCTTTACCGTGGCTTTGTGTTTTACCTCTTCCAAGTCTAAACTCGCCTTCACCCCTTCAAGTTTGGCCTGCGTCACATGGAGAAGTACCTGTAAATCTTCAAATTTCACCTGAAGGTCAGACAAGGATGTTTCCAAGGCCAACTTTTCCCCTTCAAGCTTCTTCAGCTTTTCAAGGATTGATTTTACTTCTTCGGAACTCATATCTGTTTCACCAACTTTCTCAATCGAGCCGTCAAACTGAAAGTTAAAACGGAGAACATCGGTTTCCCTAAAATCCTTAAGATTTGTGGATGCAAAAACACTACCCTGCCCATCCACAACTCTCCCCTCTTTAATTTCAAGATTAGAGTTCTCGGGAGAACTAAATTCTCCCTTCACCCTCTTGCCAGGCATAGCACCAGCATAAACACCAGAGAGTTCAATAAGATTTCTCTTCTTAATCGACCCCTGGTGAACCGTATAGGTGCAAAGTTTATTAATGGGGGTTTCACCTTCGGGTGCCACGTTATACCAACGGCCAGGCATATGTGGGCAATTCATGCTTCGCATGTCATTACCACAGATACCGCAGATAAAAGAACCAGCCTGGAAGCCTACGCTTACGGCTTCGGTATGTCCAGATTCGTAGGCTTTGACATAATCATCCGTGCTGATGTCAGAAGTTTTGAGATCCTTCACCATATAAACAGAGGGACGAAAAGAAGTAAGTTTAGCCTCACCATCAACAACCTGAACGAGTTCGGATTGAAAGAGGGTGCCGGAAGGAATCTTGTTCGTATCGTGCCCGAAGAGAAAACCGATAAGTTCCGCTTCCTGACTGATATGCCTTGCCATGACATCCTGGTGGAAAGCTTCGATCATGTCCGTACCGAGATAAGAAAAGAAAGCCGTAAGGGTGTGATCGTCGGCGGCATCAACCGAAAATGAGTACAAATCTTCGGCCAGAAGCTCCTTCTTCGCAAAATGTTTATTTATTAATTCCAATTCCCCAGGAGAGGGTTGTCCAACGGCATTTTTAGGCATATTTCAAACCTCCAAGTCTTATTGCGTTTTCTTCCTGTAGTACCGCCTCAATAAAGGCTTGTTTATCTTCTGGTAAGGGTTGAATTGGCTTCTCTTCTTTCTGAAACTTGTGCTTATAGCCTTCAGTAATCATCTGGTGCAATTGGCTCGCATCCTTTCTTCTGTTCAAACCCTTGTGTATAATTTTCACAAACATTAATCACCTGTTGAGCGTCTATCCCTATTCGTATCTTTCCTTTTCTTTTCCTTGTCTCCCTCTTGAGATACGTCACGCTGAGGGGTCGGTGCGCCCGTCCCCGTGTTCCCGCCCGAAGGGGAAAAATCTGGATTTCTTTTTGCATCAGAAGGAGGATCGCCCTTTAACTTAAGCATCCGCCTGACCCTTCGATTCCGTTCATCCTCGGAGATAGCTCCCAATTGCTCCTCTTCCCAGAGCATCAAACTATAAGCCGCATAATATTGACTGGATTCATAAATGGGTCGTAGAGACGGTTCGTACCATTCCCAATCCGCATAAGCTTGAATTCCGGCTTCAACCTGTAGAGCCAATGTAAACATGCGCTCCAACAGCCTCTCAACTATAGATTGGAACCCTACAATCAACTGGATAAAAAGAAGGGCTTCTATCGACGTATAACCCTCCGTACCGCCACCAAATCGCTTGCCAAGGATAGTTGCATAGCTTTTCATGGCAGAGGCTATATCAGACATTAAAACGTCTACAATGGCCTGTAGATTGACTCCAGACTGTATGTTCTTGCCACCCAGGGCACCGAGGGTAAGCGTATCGAGATGGACAGGGTTATCATCAGCCTCAAGATTCTCCATGGAGGTTTTGGCCTCCGTAATGATGGTATTGATGTACTCAACAATCTTATCAGGTTGAGTGATACCCTGTTGTTTAGCCGCCAGTAATATCTGTTCTTGGTTGATGGAAACATCAATCCTATCAAAACCTAAATTCCTGAGTGCCCGGGAGAAATCCTGTAGGAGCCGCAATTTGTTCATTACGGCCTGGATAGCAGATAAAACTTGGTTTGTACCGTAAGGATCGCCACCAATCGGGTCCACGGGAATGTAAAAGAAGTTCCTATAGTTGAGGGAAACTTCATCATACCCCAAACCCTGAACCGGATAATAGGTCTTCCCACTCCACTTAAAGTTAATGGTCATTGGGTCAACCGGATAAAGACCCATCACCCTGTAGTTTTCGTCAAATGCCATCTCCGCCGATACAGCACCATCCAGTAGAACAGAACTCGCACATTGAAGGTAGAAGTTCGATAGGGATTGGTCGAAGCTGAACCCCTGCCGGCTGGGATTGTTCAGACGGTCAATCAATCCATCCAGATAAACCTGACCCTGATCGTGAACCTTCCCGTTTGGCTTCCGTGCCGTAAGGAAGTAACCACTATCAAATACCCTCAAGTAATTGCTGAAGGCATGGCTAACAGTAGGTTCTATATAAACCAGGAGACGAATCAAATCGGTAGAGTCCAGTTTAGATAACTGGGTCAGATCGAATTTATGGTACTCTTTAAACTGGCGTGGAACATAGGTGAAGATGTTCGAAGAGGTTATGGT